TGATTATTCAGACCATACCATTTTCTCACTTCAAGACAATATAATTTTTAGAACGGTTCATGATTACATAGTTCATGTTTTAGGTAATAAACAATTTGGTGCAAGAGGTGAAATAGCTTCTTATAATCTTCATGCTAAATTGGTTCCAAAAGATGCCGTCCCAGCTATATTTACTGAAGTTGTGGGTCAAGCTAGTATAGCTGTTACATCTGGTTCATTTCCATCAAAACAAAAAATTGCTGTTTTGAAAGGTTTTGATTACTATAATGTTGGCAACGTTGATGATTATGAAATCAATAATAAAGAATTGGTAAAAAACGATTAGGAAAACTAAATTAATTTGTCAATATTTTGGTTTTATCAAATTAATTTCGTACCTTTGTGTTTATGAAGGAAAAAATCAAAGAAATATTGCGTGAGGGTTCTGAAAAGAACATTTTGGGTGTGGCGGTAAGCCGTCCAAGTCAAGAACTTATCATAATGCGTGGGGTTTCAGGGGCTGGAAAGTCTACCAAGGCCAAATCTCTTGTTGGTGAAGGGGTTATACACTCAACAGATTCTGTTATTGAAAGAAACGGTGATTATAATACATTTTTCAATACTTTAAATGAATCAAAGGATTGGTCTGGTTTAAGCAAGATGCATTCAACAAATCTTAAAGAAGCAATTGAATCAATGAAAGCTGGTGTATCACCAGTTTGTATTGACAACACAAACATAAAGATGAATGAAGCAAAAGCTTATGTCAAGGCTGCTCTAGAAATGGGCTTCGCTGATAACAACATCAAGTTTGTTGACGTTGGTACTGCTGGTCTTACAGCTGAGCAATTGGCTGCTAGAAACACTCATGGTGTGCCAGTGGAAAAGATTAAGCAAATGATGGATAGCCACGCTGGTCAAGGTGAAATGACATTGAATAAGGTTTTAGAGTCTAAAGACATGTATAAACCTTCTTCAAACGTTTTATATTCAGCTGTTGTATTGGATAAAGCATCTCACAACAAATTGATTGACCGATTTGCTTTGGAGATTCCAAAAGGCTGGAAAACCTTTTCTCATCACATGACAATCTTATTTGGTAAGGGTATTGAGAACAAAGAAGACTTGGGAAAAGAAGTAATTCTTAAAGCAACCAAAGTTGGAAAGTCTGATATGGCTATGGCTGTACAAGTTGAAGGTTATTCTTCAAATAACGCTATACCACACATAACCATAGCTATAAATAAAGAGGGTGGTAAGCCGAAAGATTCAAACGACATTACCAAATGGCAAGATATTAAACCATTTTATATCACTGGTTTTGTAACTGAAATCACAAAGTAATACTTGTATTTTTAAAACTTATTAATGTATTTGTAAAATGAAAAAAGATAAAATATTTGAAAGACGTTTGGAATTGAGTTCTAAATTTTTGGAAATGGGTCAAGCCTTGATAAAAGAAGGCAAGGATAAAAAAGACTATTCTATTACACAAAGTGGTAGTTTTATAATACTTATGGCTGGTCTTATCCTTGAAGAAAACGATGTTGTTGAATTTAGCAATTTATGCTCAATGTTTTCAGCTAAAAAACTTTTGGATGGAATGGAAGAAAGCAACAGCGATATAACCAATTTATTAAAAAACAAAGCTGACAGCGAATCTTATGATGATTTTATTAGAAGAATAAATAAGCTTAGAGGTGGTAAAGACATACCAGAAGCATAAACCATTTCTTGTAACTTGAAAAAATTAAAAATACAAACATATATAGAAACTCATGGTATTGAAAAAACATTAATTGATTTTAAATTAAAATCAAAATGGTATGAAGACCGTGTACTTTTGAAATATGACCAGTTGGTTTCACCAACAATAATGTCGATACCAGAAGTACAAGAATGTAGGGGAATAGTACTTGAGAAAGATACTTGGAAAGTACTATCTTGTGCCTTCTTTAAATTTTTTAATTCGGAGGAAAGTAACGCACATAAGATTGATTGGGATACTGCACATGTACTTGAAAAATTAGATGGTAGTCTTATCACTATTTATCATTATAATGGTGTGTGGTGCACAGCAACGACAGGGACAGCACTTGGTGAAGGTGAAGTAAACAACAAGTTGGGTACTACATTCAACCAATTGTTTTGGAATGTTGTATCTGAAAAGTATGATTTTAAGAAAGAAAACTTGAACGAGTTATTCTGTTATGTGTTTGAGTTGACAACACCATACAACATAGTTGTTAAACCACACGGTGAATCAGCTGCAACGTTACTTATGGTTAGAAACCTTGTAACGCTTGAAGAAGTACCATTTGAAGCGTTGACAGGTATCGCTGATTTATTGGGTGTACCACGTGTCAAGTCTTACGACTTGAACGCTAAAAATGTTGGAGCATTGCTTCGTACATTTGAAACCATGGTATGGCACGATGAAGGTTATGTTGTAGTAGATGCTAACTTCAACCGAGTAAAGATAAAGAACCCAGCTTATGTTGCGGTTCACCACTTGAAAGGTAAGACTGCTGAACACAACATTATGACCATAGTAAAGACCAATGAAATAGAAGAATTTGCTGCTACCTTCCCAGACCGTAAGGATGAGTTGGTTAAGTTGAAGGCTAACTATGATGCGTTGATTGCTAAGTTGGATTCTGTTTGGGCTGAGCTACAAGCATTCCGTCCAAAGAATATCACACCACAAGAAAAGAAGAAGTATGCGACAGCTGTATTCGAAGTGTGTGGTAAGAATGATATTAAGAACTTTACTGGCCTATACTTCGGTTTGGCTGATGGTAAAGTAACATCTGTTGAAAACTTCATAGCAAACTATGATGACAAAGCGTTGTACAAAATCCTCTAAGAAAATTTCTTAGGGGATTTTCTTGTTTAATTGAAAATAAAAAAGTACCTTTGCATAATGGAAAGAAATAATATAAATGCTGAATGGGCTAGAAAACAAGCCACATCAATTTTAGGTGAAAAAGTAAAAAAAGAAATTAACATTTGTTTAGATGCAATAGAAAAAGCTGTTGCTAGCAATCAAATGTCAATAAGTCTTGGAATTTACGCTGAATCATTAACAATCGAAGATTTGCGTAAACGTGGTTTTACTGTTAAACAATATGATGCTATTTTGGATGGTTCTTATCTTTCAATTAGTTGGTAAATTTTTAATATGAATATAAACGAAACACTCAGAGCCAATGGCTTTATTATGGGTAGAATGATATCATTCTCTAAAAGTGATTATAGGGATAAAAACCCTAACAGCGTTTGCTACTTTAATGCAAACATCGTAACTGCCAAAGAAGGTAAAGTTTGGTATGGTGATTTGGACCTAACCAAAGATGGTGAATCACTTAAAGCTGTCGCTGAAGCCACAGGTGAAATAATCTATGTCCTAAGAGAGATGGATGGTAGATTTGAACATGAAGATGAAGATGGCACCAAGCTTATTCAAAAAGCTGTTTGGGACACCACACAAGAAATTCCAATAAACAATTAATTGATAAATTATTGTCTAAAAATTTGGTAGAATCAATTTAATTTATTACCTTTGTATTAACAAAATAAAAAACGATATGAGTATCAAACAAATCTTTGACGAAATCGCTGCTGAATCAAGCACCAACCAAAAAATGGAAATCCTTAAAAAGTATAAGGATAACGAATTGCTTAAACGTGTATTGTATTTGGCAAACTCAAAGCGAGTAAAGTTTTATTTAAAACAAATCCCAGCCTACACTCATAATAAAATTGGTTGGACTCTTGAAGAAGCGTTGAATATGCTTATGAGTATAGCTAATCGTGAATTTACAGGTCAAAATGCTATAGATAAATTAATTATTTGGTTAGAGAATGTATCAGCTGATGATGCTTACATCATTGAACGCATCATTGAAAAAGATTGCAAGATTGGTATGGGAACAACCTTTATGAACAAGGTTATCAAAGACCTTATTGAAGACACACCATACATGGGTGCTATCTCTTTTGATGAAAAAAAGGCTCGTGCTATTTTTAATAAAGGTAGCCGTGGTATCTCTCAAATCAAAATGGATGGTCGTTATTGCAACGCTATCATCCGTGGCGGTGAAGTTGAATTGGAAAGCCGTAGTGGTGAAGCAACTGTTGTAACTGGTGCTAAGTTCTTGGCTGAACTGGCCAACTTTGAAGATTGCGTATTAAACGGTGAATTGACAATGGATGGTGTACCACGTTACGAATCCAACGGTATTATTGCATCTGTTATTGATATTCAAAGCAAGCGTGGTGAGCGTACTGAAAAAGAAACTGAGAAAAAGCTTGAAGCGTTTGAAAAGAAGCACGGTAGTTTTGATAAAGCATTGAATTCTATTCGTTATACCGTATGGGATACTATTAGTGTAGATGAATATTTTGATAAATTATCAAAGATACCTTATTTGATACGTTTGCTTAAAGTTGAACAAGTTATTATTAAGTCTGGTGCTTTAATGGTTTATGTAATTGAAAGTCGTATTGTTAATTCATACGCTGAGGCCATGGAACACTTCCAAGAAGTTCTAGCTACTGAAGTTAATGGTGTACCACAAGAAGGTACTATCCTTAAAGATGAAAATGGTACTTGGAAAGACGGTAAACCAACATGGCAAATAAAACTGAAGCTAGAGATGGATTTAGACCTTAAAATCGTAGGGTTTAATTACGGAACCAAAGGCACTAAAAACGAAAATGTTATATCTAGTATAACTTGTGAAAGTTCTTGCGGTAAATTGACTGCTAGAGCACAAGGATTAAAAGAAGATATGATGTTATATGTGACCGAGAACCAAGATAAGCTATTAGGTACTATTTTAGAAGTTAAATGTAACGGTTTATCAAACAATTCCAGCGGTGGTATTTCACTATTTTACCCAACAGCCAAGGAATTTAGAACGGACAAAACGGAAGCTAATTCTTTTGAAGAATGCCTAGCAATTCAGAATGGGGTTTTAGGGTTAAAATAATTTAATAAATATTATAAAGTCAAATAAAAGTCGGATTTTATTGAAAATAAATTTGGTTAATTAAAAATAAAATAGTAACTTTGCATATATGAAAAAAATATTATTAGGAGCTCTACTACTATTGAGCACATTTGGTTTTAGTCAGACACCAACAATGGATGATGTTTTAAATAAAAGAGTTAAAGGTAACCTATCATCAATATTATTAGATAATGGGGCTATCCTAAGAGTTGGTGATACGATTAAGGTAGGAACGTCAACTGGTAATGGTCGTTATAATTTTGTAACACAAAATATGTTTTGTATGGGTTCAACTAATTATTCATCTGGAGTGAGTTGTATTGATGGATATTACAGTATGGGTCCCACAGCTGGTGGTTCGGTTATTATTATAAAAGAGATAATGGCTAGCTTTAAAAGAGTTGTGGTGTTAGGAACTCATGCTCAAGGTTTTATATATGGTACTCGTATATTGTCAATTAGCTCTGCGTTGGAAAGTGGTGAAATTAGACTTAATGGGTTTATGACAAGTGATGAAGCTTTAAAAGAATTAAAGAAACAAAAAGATAAACTAGATTTAGGTTTAATAACGAATGACGAGTTTAACACTTTAAAATCAAGTCTTTCAAAATTTATTAACTAATATAGTGTCTAAAACCTTAATAAATCTTAGCGTTTTAAACAAAATACAAATGAAAAACGTTTATATGTTTATTTTTAGTTACTAACACGTTTACGCAAAAGACTACTGACACCTAATATTACATACAATTTTTAATAACTTGGTTATATGGCAGAATACAACTTCAAAAATGATTTAAATTTAGGTGAAATAGGTGAGCAAAATGTCATTGATTATCTAATTAGTAATGGTGGAAAACTCATCACCAAAAATAATGATAATAAATATGATACTATTATCGAATATAACGGAGAACAAATTAAATATGAAATTAAAACAGATGTATTTTGTGCACCAAATTTTGATACTGGTAATATTTTTATAGAAGTTGAATGTCGGGGTAAAGAATCTGGTTTAAGTGTTACTGAAGCGAAGTGGTTTGTTACATATTTTTTATACTTGAATGAGATTTGGTTTATTGAAACAAATAAATTAAAAAAATTATTAATCGAAAATGATTTTCCGTTATCTGAACAAAATGGTGATTTAAACAGCAATACAAAAGGTTACTTGATAAAAAGAAAAGACATACAGGAAAATTTTAAGGTAAAAACATTATAATGAAATCGACATGTAAAAGCGACTCAGAAGACATAAGAATTTATATTGATGGGTTTTTACATATCAGAATACCTAGAGATAAATCAACCAAGTTACATTCATGGGTTGAAGGACACACAAAATTATATTCGATTGAAATTTGGTGTGTTGAGCATTCTTATATTTATCAGTATGATAACAAAGAGTTGTGGGAAAAAATTTTAAATTTATTGGATGCAAATATATAACTTGCATTATTCAAAATATTAGAGTATATTTGTATTATGATTAAAAACAAAGTATATAGATTAAAACAAGCAACTGAAGTTGCTAAAGGGATGCCACTTCCAGCTGGCCAAGAAATAGAAGTGGTGATGAATGTTGTTTATGTGAATGGTCATATGGTGCCACCTGTGCATCAACCATTATTCCTAAATTGGCTTTCAAAAAATCCCTCGTTATTTGAAAATGACACGAGAACTTGGTAATATGGAATTAGTTTCAACATATATTTGTAAAGCTTCAGACATTGGTGTGCATTCCAATATGTTCGGTGGGACAATGGTTTGTATTGTTGATGATGCAGCTGCATCATATGCGGCTCAAGTTTGTGATTCACCAAGAATGGTCACAATCAAGATTGATGAATTGGTATTTAAGAATCCAGTTAAGGTAGGTAATATTTTAAAAACATATGCTACAGTAAAAGAGTTTGGTCGAACATCAATAACCTTATATGTTGAAGTACGTAGGCATAGTGTTCACACTGGACAACAAGAGGTGGTTCTTCATACAAATATTAAATTTGTCAGAATTGATGGTGAAGGTAAACCAATACCAATTCTTAATTATGTTAAAACCCGTTACAATGAAAGATTGGAAAAATATGGCAAGGGGTTACTGTCTTTTGAAGAACTTGAAAAACAAAAAAATAATGGCTAAAGAAATATGTAGTGGTTGTAATGAAAAAATGGCTGTATGGATATACATGCCAGGTTTTGGAGATAAATCAAGTCCTTATTTTTGTGATGATTGTGTAATATCACCAGAAGATAAAATTGGTTGTTCATGTAATTGGCATTACGGTAAACAACAAGAAGGTCTCCCTATTGATTTACCAGAAGGTGTTGAAGGCAAGGATTGGAAATGGGTTGAACATGAAGGTGATGAATATATCGACCCAATTTCTAAAGAAGAAGATGGCTATTGGATTTATCTTGATGAACGTGGTCGACCTTATCCATGTGCTGAATATGATTATGATGAAGAAGGGTTTGATGTACCAACGTTTTTTAGTGAATTGAAATGGAAAATTTCTTTTAAGTGGTTCTTTTTTAAAGAATCATATCTAAGATGGTGGAAATATTGTTAAAAATTATCCAAAGAAATTTGGATAATTTATTTTTTTTACTACCTTTGTACAATATACTGTATCACGTTTAATAAAAATAGGAAACTAATGGAACAAAAATTAGAACTAAGAATGTATGGGCTAGTAGCTTATCAATTAAGTGGTACGATTCACGCTGGTATCCAATTTGGACATGCTGTTGTTGATTACGGTAGAAATATAAGGGATGTAAATACACTGGAAAAAATTTACAATAAATGGGCTGATAAAGATAAAACATTTATTATACTTAATGGCGGTACAACCAACAACAACCCAGACCGATTGGGGACTTTGAATAAACACTTAAATTTATTAAATGATGCTGGTATTATAGTGCAATCATTTTGTGAACCAGATTTGGGTGACCAATTAACAGCTATTGTGTTCCTAGTAGATGAACGAGTGTTTAACAAAACCCTTTACCCAGATTTCACCACAGAAACACTTCCGTGGAGTCGTAATAAGCCAAGTGAAAAACAAATTTCTGAATTGGAAGCAAGGAATCTTGAAAACTACAAGCACTGGGTTGAAAAAATAGGTGGTGAAAAAAATGCGTTCTTGAGAGAATATTTAAAACCTTTAAGATTGGCTTAATGACAGATAGAATAATACTTTCTGGCAAGATTGGATTTGAACCAGAAAATAAGACCAAGAAGCACAATGCACAGTCATCTTGGAAAAGGATGGCTATGGTACATCTAGATGGTGATATAACAGAATACTACGCTTGGTTTATACAAAAGCGTTACAATCTTGTATTAAACAAACCATTGAGAGGTGCCCACATATCCTTTATCAATGATAGCATAAAAGACCTCAGCGTAAACGGTACCAAAACCATTGAAGAAATTGATGCAACATGGAATGCTGTTAAAGCTAAATGGGATAAACAAATCATATCAATAACGTTGGATTTAAACACCAAGACCAATGATAGGATGTGGTGGTTGAATATTCCACACGAAGAAAGAGAGTTGCTTCATGGAATAAGAGCTGAACTAGGATTGGGTAAACCATTTTGGGGTCTTCATATGAGCATTGGGAGGGCCAATGAAAAAAATTTACCACATAGTATTTATATTCACAATTTAATAAAAAAAGGATTTATCACAACATAAATTTTGTATTATCAAATTAATTGTGTACCTTTGCAATTATAAAATAAAAAATAAAAATGGGTGGGAAAGCACTTAAAAACGTAGTTACTCGTAGATGTGATAGAGAAGAATTTGATGTCATTTCTCTTGAATTAATAAATATATTAAAGCTTAGGTTTAACAAAGTTGGTGTACCTATGTTTTATAAAAACAAACCAGATTTTGGGGATATAGACATAGTTGTTTCGGAAGATTATTCTAATGAAAATATGAGAGATTATATTAATGAGATGTTTAAACCTAATGAAATATTTAACAATGGTAATTGTTGGTCATTTGATTATAAATTAATTCAAATTGATGTTATAATTACACCAAATGAACATTATGATACCACACTATTTTATATGGGTGGAAATGACCTTGGAAATTTTATGGGAAGAATTGCACAAGGTTTTTCAAGTGAAATTGATACGATATGATACGCAAATATACGAAAAAAATATTAAAATGGTCAGGTGGTGGAATGGTAGACACGCTTAAGACAATAATGTTATGTGAATAAGTGGGTAATCTTAGTGAACCACAGTAACATAGTTTACAGGTTCGATTCCTGTTCTGACTACAATGAGTAAGAGATACTCAGAGTCTTTAATTCAAGACTTAAACAATGAATAGGGTATTGGACTGGACATCCTTAAACGCCAGTCTCTTTGGAATAAAGCTAGGTAACAGAGGCTCCAAGTAGTTTGACTAATTTTAAGAGGGTAAGACCCACAGGTTTATTGAAAGAAAGAAAACCGATATATCTACTCACCAGTAATCTCAAGGTGGGGTAAATAGTCAAGTGGCGTGTTGGTATACGCAGTCTAGTAATAGAAAGAGAATGGGTTCGATTCCTAACTTGACTACAAATAAATAAACTATAAAGGAGAACAATACTACAATGAAACATTTAAAAACAAATAAATGTAACTAATATGTTAGCTATTAATACCTATTTGTCCCAATTCTAGCTAATATATGGGACAGTTTAATTAAATAAAAATGATATGAAACCAAAAAATAATTCTTCAGCCAGAATTGCTATGAAGGACATTTCAGAATATTTACATAATCAAGACATAAAGATAGTTGATGAAAATCAAGATGTATGGATTGTAACGCCTTCAAGAATGCAAAATAAAGAAACAAGAAAATTAAATTCACAATTAGGGTTGCACAAAATAAATAAATTTTG